GGATGAGCCTGGGGAGAATGAAGAAGACTTGGCAGTTATTGTCACTGAAGATTGGATTCGTGACAACTACTGGTCTTTCTGGTACGAAAAGATGGTAGAAAAGTTTGGGAAGGAAAAGGCAGACAACTGCACCTTCCAAGACTGCTTGGATGATTGGGTTGTTGGACAGTGGGCTTGGGTTCTAGGAAAGGATGGAGAGTGGAAGGCTTACGGAGAATAGAGGAAAAACTCGGCGTGTTGCTTGACAATGTTGTGTTAAAATTGCATCACAATGTTGTCCGCACGGATCGTCAAGGTGATGTCTGCGGTTGCAGCACCATCATCCATTGACAAATCTCCGAAAGCGGCTGTTGTCACGAACGCACCTTTAACATCCCAGAGTTGAACGACTGTTCCCACTGGATCCAACATCTTGATTTGAATGTCGCGTTTATAGAAGTCTGGATAACCCGCACGCCCAGAAACAGACTCGTAGCAAAGACGAATCCATTCCATGACTTGTTGAGCGCCCGAAGGAGCAATCGCGTCATATAGCGTGACAGAAAGAGTTCCGAAGGTTGTCTTTCCTGCAATGTAACGTGTGGAGTTGATCCAGTTGAGTGCAACTTCTTCAGTTGTGACTTCTGGTCTTGCTGCGGTTTTGATAAGGAAGGCATCAATACCTTCGATAGCAAACACGAAGCTTCTTTTCATCAGCGGAGTAAACTTCGCTGGGAGCATTTCTGAAACTGAGAGAGTTTGAGCCATGATGTTGTTTCTTCTTTCCTCTATTTTTCGTAACTAGCTGTTTTTCTCAGGATTTAGCCGCCCACGAAGTTGTCGCGGTTGGTAACAACGAAGTCGATAGCAAAGAACTCAAGACTTGTTGTAGGAATCAAGAAAATCTTGCCCTTCATTGTCTTGTTGTCGAGGTCGGCCTGGGTTGTGGTTGTTGTGTCGATAGCAACCTTGTATCTCTCGACACCACCAGCAGCTTGATATCTCGCCAGGATTGGTTGAACAGCAGCGTTGAAAGCAGCCAAGGTTGACTCTCTCGCTGGTTCAAACAAGAATCTTGTTGCGACTTGACGAACTTCCCTTCTAATCGCAATCAACAAACGACGAACGTTGACTCGGTTGAGCAAGCTGTCCTTGTTGAGCAAAGTCTTTTGTCCCCAAACCACCGGGCCAACTCCTTGCTTGGACAAGAGAAGGTTCAACCGTGCCACATAAAGGGCATCTGCGTTGGCTTGGTTAAGTGCAACAGCGAAGTCTGTGACGTTGCTGAGAGTGCCCCTTGTAAAGCCAGCAGGAGCGTTAAATGGCTGTCCAACCGTATCGTTCTTGGCATAAACACCAAGCACTGCAACAGAAGGTGGAACCTTTTCAACAACTGTTCCATTGGGCAGAGCGATGTTTGTGTCTGGGAAGTAAGCTGCTGCAAAGGAGCTATTCACACCTCTGGAGACAAATGCTTGCGCGGTTTGAGACACATTCACAGATTCATAGCTTCCAGTGATAGAAATTCCGTTCACATCATATTGTTCTGGGTCCATGATGTAGAAGCAGTCAAATCTATCTTGTTCCATTGCATTGACAACCGTGTCTGTGACGTAGCGAACACGGATACCAGGAACAGTCAGAAGCTGGATGCTGACTTCGTTCACGTCAGAAACAATGTCGGTTGCTTTCAGGTAGCTTTGAACCGTTGGACCGTTTACCAGACCACGATCAGTCCTTGCAATTTCTTGAGCAACAGCGGCATTCTTGAGATAACGTGTGTCTTGGTTGAAGATCCTCACACCATCGAATCCTCTTTCAAGGTAGAAGGAGAACTTGGCAAGAGATTGAACTGCGGCATTTTGGTTCAAGTCACTGACACGCAACGCCCTTGTTTTTGTTGTCTCGTCTGCTGAGATGTTTCCACCGCGAACATAACTCCAGGACAAAAGAGAGGTGATAGAGGTGTCTGGACGACCTCCGCTTCCTGTAACAACCTTCACCTTCTCCAGAGAGAAAAGGTTCTTGTTGAAAACGTCACAATCCAGAATGCCATTATCCACGGTTGAAGCTTCTCCTGTGTTGGCATAAACCGCAGGTTGCATGTTGGTTGCATCGCTGAAGCTTGGGAAGTATTTGCTGTAACCAATGAGGCCAGAGTTAAACTGAGTGCTTCCGTTCGGATCAGTGAGACTTGTCACATTTTGAAACTGAACGCCCCAGAAAAGAGATGTGTCAACACCAGAACTTGCATTGGACTTTTTCAAGTTCAACCGCATTGGAATTGGTGGTTGGGAGGCACTAAAAAGTGGAACCAAACCGATAGAAGATGTTGCGAAGTATGGATAACCAGGATTCAACAAATCTCCGTGGCCAAGGTTGTAAAGGCTGCTGCTTCCTTGTGTGACAAGGTGTTGTGGACCTCTAAAACCAAATGGGATGGAAGAAGGATCCGCTTCACCTGAATCGACTGCATCAGACACTTCAACGCGAACGAACCTGGAGTTGACTGGATAATCCCCAGTTGTCACAACCTTCTGGGAATCGAGGTCTGTGTCGAAGTTAAAGAATGTGTGTTGCGTACCAATGATCTTGGCGATGTACCTTGGGTTGGTTGGATCCAATGAGAGATTTGTGTATGTCTCCAGAGCGCCTTCAGAATCCAAAGAGTTCATTCTCTTCACGAGAACGGTAAAGGTTCCGTAAGGCTGTGTAGAGTTTCCAGGTTGAATGTTGGTGATAGAGATTTTCACATCACCATTTCCAGCTTCACCATCAGAAAGGTGATGGAACCTGAAAAGGTTAATTGGGTTTCCACCGAATCCTTGGGAAATAACCCAAGGGGACAGAGCGGTGCTATAACGGTCAGCAAAGCCCTCAAAATTTGGAGTGATGGTAGACCCTACATTGGATGTATGCGTGGCGTTAGAACCCGATCCTGGAACCAGGAATGCCACGTTTTCAACCGTTCCATAAGCCGAACCGGACTTGGGATGAATAATCCCAGAACCCGTTGGAACAGCCAAAGCAGAAAATACATCAAAGTGAGCATAGAGCAAGTGCCCTGCCTGATCTGTTTTCAGAGGATCTGTGTTCAGAACACTGGGGAAGTAGTTGATGGCTTGTGGGTCAAAGCTGGCTGTGATGACGTTTGGATAGCGTGTGTCTGTCCCCTTGTGTCCATTCAGCAGCAAAACAAAGTTCTGTTGTCCGTTTGCAAGTTGGATCGAACCGGAGAAACCTCCATTGAAAGTTGACTCGGTTGCAACCAAACCGGATCCGGGTGCTGGGGAAGGTTGAGCAGCAGAGGACAAACGAAGAACAACGCCGGATGGGGCAAAAAGGACGCCACGAACGATTGGGGCTGCATTTGTTGTGCTTTGCAGACCTGCATCTGAGAGGAATGTGCTTCCAGCGGATTCGGACATAAAGGCACCGAGCATGTAAACGCTTCCAGTGACTCCACCATAGTTCGCATAGATGTTGGCACCGATTGCTCCATCTGAACCACTGATTTGTTCAGCACCAACAACAAACCCAGCTCTTGCCACGGTTCCATCGGCAGCACGGGCAGTACCATCTCCAGCACCGAGCACCCTGACCTGGATCATTGGAACAGAAGTATTTCCAAACCATTCTCTCGCAGAGAGATACCCAAGAGGAGTGTTTGCGTTCATCCCACCGAAAACAGAAACATAATCGGAAAGGGTTGTTGTCAGAACGGGAACGAAGGCTGGTCCTTTTGTGGTTGGGGAAATTACGCAAGCAGGCACGCCGCTTGGTGTTCGGGTTGTTGGTTGACTAATGTCGAATTCTCTAGCTGAAACACCTGGGCTCAAAAGTGCCATGTTGTTTATCTCCGTTTCGGTTGCTGATTAAATAGAACAACCCAGGAAAACGACTGCTTTCCTGGGTTGCTGAGATGGTTTTGAACTATGGTTCTAGTGTGTTTGGATTATCCCAGAGTCACTCCCGAAGGAAGAAGCACAAAGTCCATTGTGATGTATTCTACTGCTCTCGTTGGAAGAACCCTGATTTGAGCATTCATTCTGTTGCTGTTCACGTCGTCTGCGGTGTTGTTTCTTCCATCACAGATAACAGCGAATTGCTCGATGCCCTGTTGGAGTTGGATGGCAGAGAGAACCAAGCTGGCTTCGCTGACGAAACGTTGGCGAAGGGCTGGAGTGTTTTGTTCAAACAACATCCTGTTGGCGATCTGAACCACTTGACGCTTCAACTCAAGAATCATTCTCTTGACGTTGATGCTCTCCAGAGCACTCGTTGCTTGTTGCAGAGTGTTCTGAGAGAAGAAGACGTAGTTTGCGCCAGGGAATTTGACAATTGGGTTGATATTAGCATCAAACAGGGTGTTTCTATCTCCTTGATTGACTCTGACCGAAGTCATAACAACAAAGGAAAGGGAACCACGATCAAATCCTGCTGGGGCAAACCAGGGGAATTTCACTCGGTCGTTGTAACTCAGGGCTGCAACAGCAGCAACGCTTGCTGGGACAGTGACTCTTCGACGATTTACGGAGTCATCCATTACAATGTTGGGGAAGTAGGCACCAGCGGCGTTGTTGTCCAAAGCCCTTGTGATAAATGCGTTCGCTGTGTTCTTGATAGAAGCGTGTCTTGTTGTTTCGCCATCAAAGATACGCAAGCTGTTTTGGTCGTATGGTTGAATGTCCATTGGATAGAAGGAAAGACCATAAGCCAAGTTCTTTTCAAGAGCGTAGTTCGTGACCAACGGATCTCTTTGCCCTGGGATTGCCAAAATGTTGTTGTTGGCAATGTTTGGGTTGGTTGCAATATCAATCGCAGTTCTGTAAGCGGCAACACAACTGTTTGCTGTTGAAACGCCAGTGTAGTTTTGGCCTGATGCAACCGGGACCGATGCAAAAGTGGCACCAGGGCTAATGTAGTTACTGTTGGCAACACCATAAGTCCCAGCCAAACCAACTTCGGTTGAAGTGGATCGGTCAGTAAATCTGGCAGCTTGTTTGTCAAAGATGTTCACACCATCCCAGCCACCTTGCATGAAGGTTGTGAACTTGGTGTATGGAGAGTAGTTGTTGAACACAACAGCACTTCCACTGTTGAGCAAAGATGCGAAAGTGAGTCGCTTGCTGAAGTTGGTTGCAGCGTAGGTGTTTGCGTCCAGTGTCGCATTGCGAAGGTAAGCAGCTTCCCTCAGCAGAGTTGTTGGAGAGCTTGCTGTAACGTCTGCCATGCTTGTCACATTCAGCGCAACCTTGGCCAAAGAGAATTTGTTGTTGTTCAACAAGTCTGATTGGGAACCAGTTGTCAGAACACCTTGTTTTTCAATTCCAGCAAACTTCGCGTAGGAAGCGATCACTGGGTTGA